CCACCCTTATCGGCTGTTCTTGTTAAGGCTTGTGAATAGATAGATGCTGGAGGTTCTTCATCAAGCCAAACAACATCAAGCTGTTCTCCCATCCATTTTTCTTTACCCATTTCATAGGCTTTAAATCCTAATCTTGACCAACCACCTGTTATATGACGAACAACCAAAGAGTTCAACGCATTAGGTACACCAGCTTTTCTTACTGTTTCTCCTATTAAATCTAATGGTACAGAACCCGTACCTTTTGCTGATGGATCATCAGGCTGTCCTACTAACTCTTTTTGACATACATCTCTTGTTGTTTCATTTGATACACCACCAGCCCAAGCTCTTACTGGTCTTTCAAATTTTCTACCTTCCCACCATTCAGGATATTTTCCTGTTAAATGATAAGCCATTTCCATAGCTCCACTCAAGGATTTTCCAACCCTATTACCCGCCATAAGTAATCTTTGTGTAGCATTAGAATTATGAAATTTTTTTTGATAATCATAAGGTTCATAATAAGATAGCCTATTTGTTATCTTTCTTCTTTCTAATTCTTTTGCTATTTCAACAGCTCGTTCAAGGTTTTCTTTCATTTTTTACTTTAACAACTTTATCTATATCATCCCGATGAATTATCAACCAAAACCCTCTCCTATTCTTCTCACAAAGAGCTACTACAGGCGTTTTTTTCTCTAAATCAGCTAATTCTTTTGTTTTATCCCACAATGATATAACAGCGTGTTTCTTTTTTGTATGCCTTATTATCTTAAAATCACTCATTAACTATATTTAACATAAAAATCAGCCAAAATACAGTACATTCAAAGTATTAACAAAAGTTAATATAGTCTTTTTCCCACCGCTGTGCGAAATGATCCATTCTATAACAGGTACGGAGCTGGTTTGGGGGGATACCCCTTCTGCTAATAGCGATTTCTATCTTTTTTTTTCAAAGCTCACACACATAGAGCCAGTTGGCCCTCATGTATTTGCTTGAGGAGTGCGTGTGTGTGTGTGCGGAAGCTTCCACAAACAATCAACAAGACTAATGTTTAGTACCATTGCCATTACTCTTTGGGGGATTAATAGTATTGAGTAAATAATGGAGTTCTTGTTCTAGTTCTTTATCTGTTTTATGTTTAGTCATATCCTGTACTTTATGGACAGTTTGATAACCTGTTCTATCTAACAAGGAATTAATCGCCCCGAGCCTTACTGCAGGACTAACCTTATCATCCTTTATAAGCCCATTTAAGCGTTCTACAGCCATTGGAACACTAGAGCCTAGTATTCCCTTCGTTGCTTCCTCTATATGTTCAAATAGCTTGTTTTTTAATTCATAACCTTGTTGTTCAGCAGTATCTTTTGAATAACCCGATTTTATCGCCGATTGAGTTGCATTGCCTGTTTGACTAAAGTTTTCAATAAAGGCTTTTTGTTTGTCTGTAAGAGTTTTTTTAATATTAAACATACTTAAACCTAAAGTTCTTGCATTATTATATCAAATCTACTAATAATTGATATATTAACTTAAGTTAATAGAAAGTAGAGGTAATCATGCCTAATAATGAGTTAAAGCAACAAAACTTGGAAAATGCTTTAGACTATCTTTGTAGAGCTACAGGTAGAGATATTTTTGTTATTCTTCCTGAAAAGGTTGAGGATTGTATTCCTTATCTTTTAAAAGAGATAGCAATCACTCTTAAATCTCAAACCCCATTAATGCCATTTATTGAAGGGGATATTTTTAACGAGGCTAAACTTGAAGAAGCCAATATCTTATTATTCTCAATTATCGAAACTAATAATGATGGTGGTTATAAATCAAACTATAAAAATAAAATGCAAGAAATTAGGGCTAAAATCGAAAAACGATTTGATGTCAGCCCTGAAGCTAGGGAAAAAACAATTAATTATTACAATAATAAATAATTCGAAAAGGGGCATTTTTGCCCCTTCTTTAACCTTCGGCAAGTTAAACTGATGATGATAGCCGAGAAAGTAGAGGTATAAATGCCTAATGTGTCTGAAAATAACCTTAATGCTAATCCTACAGGAAAGCAATTATGGGTTATTGAGAAAGCTATAAAAGATGGCGATCTTAATGCGAAAGTGATTATCACTATTGAGGATGATAAAGGAACAAGAAATCTTAATCGTTCAGAAGCTAGTGATTTAATTAATAAAATTAAAAATGGAGGTAATAATGCCTAAACAAGTTAAAATTATTATGCTTATAATTTGCACAATAATGCTAGTTTTATTAAATTTAGATTATAATCCATTTAATTACACATTTATAAATAATGTGTTTTTAATGGGTTTGGCTATATGTTTTATTAAAACTTATGATTTAGTTGAGGAAGATAGATGAGCAGTCATTTATTTATTTTTATTATTATTATTAATATATTTATGTTTTTAGCTGTTCAATGGGTTCAGCTATAAACTATCGGGGCGGTAATGGTTATCGCCCCTTTTTTAACTTATGAGGTATTTATGATTGATAAAGCAACTAAATTAGATGCTAAAAAGCAATTACTTGAATTACTCAAAGAAGATGACACTATTTTTATGATTTTAAAAAATGTCAGTTCTAGCGGAATGTATAGGCACATAGATTTTTTTAAATTCAATGTTGATAAAAAAAGAATCAATAAGTTATGGCTTTCCCGCTTGATATGTAATTGTTTGGATTATCCATATAAAACAAAAACCGAAAGTGTCGGGGTTAGTGGTTGCGGTATGGATATGGGCTTTTCAGTAGTGTCGGCTCTAGCTAGTGAATTATTTGGGGATTACAAAAAACTCAAATATGAATGGCTATAAAAATAAGGGGCGGAATTAACCGCCCTTTTAACTTAATGGAGTAAATTATGACTGAATGGAATGTAGTATTGTCTTATGATGTGCAAAAATTTTTCACAATCGAAGCAGATAGTTATGAACAAGCACAGGAAAAAGCGAGAGCTTGGAATTATATAGATGTTGATGAAGATTGGGAATTTAGAGATTATATCGAAACAAAAAAAATAGAGGAGTAAATTATGGCTTTACAAGAATGTCCTAATTGCGATAGCGGAAAATTCCCGTATATCTTAACTGATAATATGGGTTGTTCTTGCGGTTATGTTTGTGAAGATTGCGTGGAAGAGAAGAAAAAAAAGTATAATCCCGCTATCTTTAAGCAAGATAATACGGAAGCTAGGCAAAATGCTATGGAATGTGGCGAAAGCATTGAACCAGATGATGATATGGAGTTTCAATTCAGAAATCCCGAACACTTTAAAATGTGATCCCTTTGTAGCATTATGATCTATTTTCTACTATACTACTTTTAATAGTTCTTTTTTCAGCCCCCGCTTTATGCGGGGGTTTTTTATTCACATATAAACTTGAATTTTTTTTCATTTGGATCATTTTATTTTGTTGAGGTGTTGAATCTCTAGAAATTTTACTATTATTATAAGTATGGAAAAAACATATACAATAACAATCACAGAAGAAGAATTAAGAGAAATTAAAAACGATGTCAGCCTCAAAGCTATGAGTGGTAAATTAGAGTTTGATACAACAGCTTATATTATAGGAAAAGCTATTCACAAACAGATTATAAATAAGGAAAAAAACAAAAAATAGGGAGTTGTTATGACAATCATAATAATTATCGAATATCACTAGCCCTTCGGGGCTAGTTTTTTTAAGATTTTTTTCTACATTCCCAACAAAGTCGATGATGACTACCTTCGCTATGCAACATATTTTTACATTCTTGGTAATTCATACACTTAATATGCTTTATTTCCTTTTGTGGTTTAGGTTTTGATTGATCGAGATAATCAGGGGTAAATTGGTTTATTATTTTATTATTCATAATTCACTTATATTAAGGGGGCGTGAGCTGTGCTGACTAGCCCCCTTCATTCATTATTAACATAGGTTAAAACCTTTTCCAATAGTTTTTCTTGAGTTCCCCATTTTTCCTCAAAATTTTTGGGGGAATAATGATAGGATTCTTTTCCTATTCTGTGGTGTTTTGGGCAAAGAGGAATAACTTTAAAATTGGAAGATTTTTTCCCCATCCTTCCCTCTTTGATATGGTGTAATTCACATGGCGATTCTTCATAACCAAGTAAATGACAAATAATACAACCAAAGGAGGCAATTTTATCCATGTGTCTTTGTTCTTCTTTTTTGGACATCTAATAATTATCATATTTAAAATCTTTTTCCTGAATCTCAATACTACCTATTTTTTTCATTTTTTTAATATTCTTTGTTGGAATAATCATTTGTTCACCTATCTCATCCCCTGTGATAGACATAAAAAAAGTAGTCCATTTATTATTTTTTGTTAAAAGATAACCTTCTGTTAAACAGATAGCGGGAGCATCTTTTTTGGCCTCCTCTATATCCTTCCATTCATTATGGGAAAGAGCATCTTCCCACCATACTTGGTACTTATCAAATTTGTGTTTGTATAAATTTTTTTTCATTGACCGCTAGGGAATATAACTGATGCCATCGGGCTGTCCAAGTGTAACCCTAGCGGTAAAATATTATACCCCATATTTTTTTGCTTCGATAGTTTGATTTATCATTCCTGTTTTCCATTCATCAAATTTCATTTCAAACAATTTCTTTTCCCAAGCATATTTTAATTCTTTTTCTTCCGCCATAGCTAATTTTCTAATTAATTGTTTATATTTAGGATCAGCCCTAGCTTCTCTATCTTGAGCTACTGCTGTTTCCATTTTACCTGTATTAGAATTTAACATATGTTCCTTCATTAATTTTGCTAGAAGAATCTTCCTATAGTGCTGTAAATAGAGTTTTAGTTTTCTATATTTAGCGTGTTTTTCGCCAATTTGCCTTAATTCGTGCATTTTCTTTTCTAATATTTCATCATACATTATGCTCTTACCTCGTTAAATTTCTTTGATTTAGACATTTTAATATTTAAGTGCATAATCCAATTCATTACCTCTTTTCCTGTAGCTACAGGCATTACTTGTTTTGAATGTGGAAAATGACCAAACTTTTCTTTGAATTTATGACTAGCCCAACCTTCTTTGTACCCTTTTTGCCTACAATAATATAATAATTGAGCATAAAAATTGCTTTTATCAGTTGTACTAGGTTTAATTTTAGGCATTTCTACCAATCTACCTTGTTTGATTAAAACAACCTTTGCTTTTTTTGTTGGCATCCAATTACAATTAGGACATTCTATTCCATCTTCTCTAGGATCATAAACAGTATGACATTCTAAACAAGTAATAGGCTGTTTTTCAATTTCCACGGGATCTTTTTTTCTATTCTTCCTTTTCCTTGCTCCTGATTTTAATTCCCAATTAGGAACATCTTCAGGAAATCCATGTTCATATACACAACCGCTATGATCTATAATCA